CGAGGCTGAGTTATTGTTAAGGGTTAAGGTTCCTGCTGACATGGGTTTTCCTCAGTACATGTTCGGAATAATGAGAATGGGCATGGTGATATTTCTGTTCCGGCTCATATCCCATGAACCGGAGTTGTGGTTAGCAAAAACTTTGTTGTAGGCTGACCTGACATTACCACCGGACATCACGACCCCCTTCGTCCGTATATTTCCGTAACCACCATCCATACGGACCTGCACGCCGGTATAGACTATCTGGCAGAACCCGCCGCCAATATTCTGGAAAGCATCGGTGATCTGGATTTGTCGGTCATACACAAAGGGGCGTTTCAGCGTGGAGAACGTGACCTGACCTGCCGCGTTGGTCATCGTAATACCGTCTCCGCCGACTGGTGCTGTCTGGTTGAATATCACCAGGTCTATCGTCGCCGTTCCGGCCACGTCGTCCCGCCCTGTGTAGGAAATATCGCGAACGATGATACTGGTGCCATCAAACCCCACCGACACATTCGGGTTATCCCATTTGCCGAAAGGAATACCGCTGACCGGAAGCGTAGCGCTGCCGCTAACCGTAATGCGCCCGGAATAAGCGCAGGTCATCAGCGCCGCCTGATTGGATATAGCGGTGAAGTCAGTCGAGTTTGAGACCAGTAATCCTTCGTTATACGTCGCCGCAGGCAGCAGCTCCATAACGTAGCCTGACCAGTCAGGGACAATGCTTTTCCCACCGATTGTCTCAGCCCCGATAATCACCCCTGAATCACCGTTTCGGGTGACGCTGCTCATTATGGCCACATCAAATTCAGCAAAGGAATAGATGTAAATGGGATTGGTTGGCACCACGATAGCCTGTGAACCAGGAACAAGCGGTGTATTGACCGGGTACTGCATAAACTGGGATGACCAGCCTGAGAACGATGTACAAAAACTGGGGGCGCGAAGCCCCGCAGTAATTGCCATCACCGGACGGCCATCGTTGTAATCAATCAGAATACCTTCCGGCATTATGACCACCTCCCGACGACAACCCGTCCACCACCAGACAAATTGACGGTCACACCATTACCGTTGATAACGACTGTGTTATTCGTACCGTTAAATGCAAACTGGCCACTGTTTGCGTAAAACTGCCCATGAAATTCACAGTCTCCGTTTTTATCGACATTCCACCCAGCACCAGAAGGACCAGGAACGAAAGATGTGGACCGGATATAGTTGCCAATTTTGGCATTAGTAATACTCCCGTCCTGAATTAGCGCATCACGGATAAATACTTGCCCGTTATAGACAAAAAATGCAGCAGTGTAATTCCCCGGATCACTTCCGGAATAAATACCAAACTGGTCAGCAGCAAAAACCACTGTGGATTTATAGCTGTTCCCCGATGGCTCAATCGACATACCGAACCCGGTGCTGTATTTCACTCCATTCCTGACAATGCCGAGATTAGTGACATAAGAAGCTTTTGCCGTTCCATCAATATTTACTTCGGCGGTAAGTTTCTGGTTAACCGCAGCCGTCAGACTGCCTTCTGGTCCGATTGATGCCTGAACATAGGTGGACAGGTCAGCGAGTCCCTGCTCGGCTGTAGCAACGGTTGTTTTAACCACCAGGATGTCAGCACGAACTTCGCCATACTGAACCCACTGGTGTTCAACAGTGCCATGATTTGCCAGCGCATTTTCCATAATGCCTTCCAGGTTCGTATCGACACCGGCCTTAACGTTCTGGAACGCATCTGATTTCTGAATGCCATCATCAATGAGGTCCATGAGACTGCCAGTGTCCATAGAGCACAGCGCAGGTACTTCGACAAAACCGGATGCACCAAAGGCGTTAATTGTCCGGATATACCAGTAATAGGTATGTCCAACCTGTAGCTGATTGCTGGTCCAGGTGGTTCCCATCCCTTCACGGCTGGCATTCGCTTCCACGGTGGCTGTTGAGGCATCAGGCAGCTTCGTTTCTCCTGACGTCCAGAAATCAAACTGTGTGGAAACACTGGTAATTGCCGCCAGACGCGGGATCAGCGTGACCGCAAAGAAGCCCTGCTCAATATCAACATGGGAAGGTGCTGGCGGGGCTTCAATACTGAATTCAAGATACCCTTCCGGCGACTCTGCCCCCATCTGGTTTACGGCAATAACGTGGGCTGTGTAGGTATTTTTTGGTAACCCGGTAAGACGCGTGAACGTTCCCGGAACCTGGACGGACATAACCATTTGACCATTGCGACGAATGATCACTTTGTTGTAGACCACCTGCCCGATATTCTGCCAGGACAAAATACCCTGTACGACCTGACCAATTTCCTCTACGGTGTATTTCAGGTTCTGCGGCTGCGCCACGCCGCCTGATGGCAACTGAGTAAACGGCGGTCGCTCGATCGGTTTACCGATGGCATCGCCCCAGACATCTGCTATTTCCTGCTTCAGTGTCAGTTGTACGCCATTCTGAACGCCGAACTTCCAGTCAGTTACCCGCATCTCAACATTCACGATACCGATAGACGGGAAATTCACCTTCACATACATTCCCGGGCGGTAACGATACCCGCTCAGGTTTAACGTAACGTTCATGGTTCTGGCGATACGGGTGCGCTTTAACTTCACGTCTGCCAGACGCTGGGCCTGAAATTCAGAGGTCACAAATCGCAGCTTCATATCCTGCGATATTTCCACGCCGTCTTCCGTCACCCATTCACTGACAGATACAGAAGGGAAATCCGCTTCGGTATACCCCTGCTGCGGATCGACAAATGTCCCCTTGATAGTGTTAACACGTTCCGCCTGAGAGACTTCCGGCATGATTTCGATATCACCGGCCAGCTGGCTCTCAGTGATCACCTCTGTCGCAGGGCCATAATAAGCCCCGACCAGAAGGCCATGTTTGCCCGCGGTATACGTTACATCCCCGGCGCAGGCTGCCAGCATCCCTTCCAGAATACTGACCTTGTTTTCACTGAGATCGAACTCACCGTTGATGGTATATCGCTTCTCAATGGTATTACCGCCAGTAATCACATCCTCATCACAGATGTTCGCCGCTTCCTTAAACTGGTCCCAGAGAATATCGGTATCGGGTACTTTCAGGTAATTGCGGTAATAGTCCAGGATAACCAGCGCCGCATTGTTGCTGTAACCCGTCAACCCGGTGCGGGGGTCATAAATAGCCCGCCCCTGTTTTTCGACCTTGATGTTAGGGATGCCTGCCGGGAATTTTTCAGCATTGAATTTAAGGGATACACGCAGCCAGGTGAGTCCTTTACCGATCATGTCTTCTTTCCATGACGGGCAGTTTTCCAGCATGTAGGGGTCCGCCGTCTGGCGGTTGGTGTGCAGCTCGAAAAAGGCATGCTCAGGATAGCTACTGATAGGCTCATCACCCAGCCAGACAGTCTGTACACCGGATAACGGATGTCCTGCCAGGGCAATGGCCAGATGAAGCATTTCGCCATCATCCTGTTCGCCAGCCTGTTCTTCGGAAAAGAACAGAGTGCCTGCTGATGTGGAGCGACCATACACAACGGTTTTGGCACTGGCCGCAGCGCGCAGAACCTGTTTGCGTTCAGACGTATCACGGTAGGAATTCAGCGACGGGGTCTTGGTCAGCGCCTGAGTGGCAATCTGTGCGGCGACGGTGATAACCATCGCAATGGCATACATTTCATTTGCCGCCGCCACACCTGCGGCAATGGTGGCAACAATAGGAACAGCAGCAGGCATTAACGCACCCTCCAGACACTCAGCGGTTTAACCCGCAGACTGACAAGACCATTTTCGCCAGGAACCCATACCACGCCGGAATACACCACCCCGGCACATCGCGCCCCGGCATTTTCAACCACGGCAATATCCCCTCGCTGCGCCAGCTTCACCGGCACCTCATCGAGATAACGGGCCAGCACCTTTTCAAGCGAACCGCCACCGCGCAATATCGCCTTTTTCGCCCCATGCTCGCTGTCGTAGGTTCCGCGCCAGCCTGCCGCAAAATCCTCGCCGCACATGGCCTGAGCGCAGTCCGCCGCGAACAGGCAGCAGTCATGAATGCCCCATAAAAAAGGCCGCTTTTCAGCGGCCCTTATTACGGTAATTAATCTGTTATGCCAGTCCGGATGCTTCATGCTTCCTCACTTATAGGTAAATCCTGGTGCATCTTTTTTACTGCCCCAGTAAATCGAACGTTCAGACATCTGCGCCACATACCGGAATATGCGGTCACCGGGATAAGCGGCCTGCTGCGATTCATCGGTATAGCGATCGGGGAAAGGACGCTGCCAGTCTTCAAAAATATTACTGATGGTGTACTGCAGGGCGTTCGTCCCGCCAGCGGTCGCCCCCGTACTGGATACCCTCCCTTTGAACAGGAGATCGGCAACCTGGACAACACCGTTATCATCCATGGCCACCAGATAGATTTCGGCATTTCTGCCCACGCATCGCTCATTCAGCGTGGTGGCAAAGAGGGCCATATCCAGGCCTGAAAGGGTCATTTTGACCTGGGTCGGGCTTGTTGTGCTGGTTTCACTGGCATCATCAACAGAACCCATGCGCCCCATGCCGTAATAGACATAGCCGCCGAGAACCAGTGTCCCGGTACCGGAATGCACATAGACGGTACCGGATTCAAACTGAATATTAGCGGCAATCGCGACCGTCACCCTGTCGCGGGATAACCAGTCCACCATCGAATCCGAAAAGGGGGAATACAGCATTAAAATGCCTCCTCAAGCTCCAGCGCGTAACTGGTAAAAACACCCGGCACACGATTACCTGCACCCTGCTGGTTATCTTTCAGTTTGAAAATACCGTAGGGTTTCGCAACTTCAATGGCAGCATTAGCAGGTGGCGAGCTACGTAACATAGGCGCAAAGGCAATCATTGCGGTACCGTTCGCCGCGCTCGTCACGTCGGCTGTAACCATCTTCAGCTCGTCGTTAACAGTGAAGTAATCTCCCTGTCTGAGAACCACTGCTCCCGGTGTCCAGCCCTTACTCTGTAGTTGAACTCCCGTCTGATCTGCCCCATCAACAACGGGCGCACCAGCAGGCGCTCTGCCACTTCTGCCCCAGTCACGGACTTTTACCCTGCCATACTCGCCATCGAGCGAAGCCACCAGAGCATCAATGCGCCTGGATTTTTCGTCAGTCAGGTTATTAAAAGTCAGAGAACATACCCAGCGGGTACCGGGGAAGCGTGCTGTCTGCGATGAGCCATTGAATGGGGAGCGAAAGGTTTTGGTATTACTCTCAGGTCGCCATGTCAGCGACGCGGGACAGACATCTTCCGGCCATTCGAGTACAGCCATAGATTCTCCTGCATTATTCTGCGCACGGGGGCGCTACTGATCATTTGTCAGGATGTTACTGATTTACATACCTGGTTATGGTTGTTACTCAGCCCGTCAGTAGTGGGATACTGGCGCACTAAAAAAGGGAGGGATGGCTGATTACCTCTGACAAGGAATTAGAAAATGGATCAACCAATAAAGTTTATTGAAAAGCTGGAAATTAGTGCTAACACAAGTAACCTTGAGTCTCTTGGCGCTGAAATTGTTGCACTAAAGGTTGCTGTTGGCCTTATTTTTCAAAAGTTACAAGACCCAATGAGAGAAGCTTTTCTGAAAGAATTAAGGCAACTTAATAATCCAGCAATGAACGACCTAGCAAAACAACTCGAACAATTTCGCATTTAATTCATAATGCCAAATTGTGATGAGTGAAATGCTACTTTTAATTCAGCGGTCTGTTTCTGGGCCGCTTCAATAATCTTCGCGATAACATTTTGAGCATATTCTTTTGCCCGCTGATTGTACCCTTCCAGCGTAAATTCTGGCGTTAAGTCTTCGCTGTACTGAATGGTAGCGACGTTTTCTTTGCCAATTTTCACTGACACGTTACTGCCAATGCGCTGCGTAGATGACATCGTCAAATTTTCTCCGAAAGAAATTCTTACTCCTTTTTCTTTCGGAAACCCTACTTTAAATTCAAGTGACTCAACTCGTTGTTCTAAAGTCATAACTGTCCCCCGCCTTTCGGCTTAATGAATATTAATAATGCATTACACGCCAAGTAAGCGCCGCGCCTGGCCGCGATTTGAAAAATCATTCAAAATATCCTGTCTGGCCTGTTTCGCACCGTCATTCGCGCCCTGTCGCGCAGCTTCCTGCATAGCCTGCTTCAGTGCCGCATCCCCGTTACCAGATATGTTGAAGTGCTGATGAATAATCGTATCACCGCCACCTGACGTGGAACCCGGACTACCAACCATGCGAACACCCAGCGAACCATCAGCTGATCGTGTCAGGGGCATAATGGCTTCCGGCCCCGCCTCCCCCATAAGCCCAGCGCCTTTTGCAAAAGCAAAATATGTCGGTGTGCTAACAATACTGTTGCTGTAAGCGCTCAGGCTTTCAGAAGCATATGCGCCACCTTTCGCATTCAGCTTTATGCCAGATGCGGCCGAGTTATAAGCGCCTGAAGGAGTGCTGCCAGATGCAGCGCCAGCACCCGCTCCAAACATGCCGCCGATTGAACTGAAAAAACCGCTGTTACTGGCAGAGCGTAAAGAATCCACCAGCATCGCATTTAGGATAATTTTCTGCATAGACTGAAGCACCGAACTGGCCCAGTCTTCCCAGTCAACCTTATTACCGGCCAGTGCATCAGAAATGTTACCCACCAGCCCGGACATTGCGTTATTCACCAGGTCAGCAGACTGAGATGCGTAATCAGAAGCAGTGTCAGCCCAGTTTGCAAAACCTTCACGCATACCCGTTGTCCAGTCACTGCGCTGAGCGTCAGAGGCTGAGTAGTAAGCTTCCTGATCTCGTAACCGTTCATCGAGATAACGTTTATTCAGTGCCAGTTCCTGACGGTATAGGTCTTCAGAAATATCACCTGACTGGTACTGGCGCTGCAGATCAACGTTCTTTTGCTGAAACTCTTCCCGGATACGCAGCACTTCCTGCATCCGTTCACGCATTCGGCTTCCCTGACCATACCCGGTAAGTTCTGCCTGGTTAGATGCCCTGGCACTGGTATTCGAATCAGCAAGGTTAGCTTCATACGCCGCTAATTGTTCGCGGATTTTTTGCTGATCAATCAACGCTGCATTCTGCAATAAGGTTTGTTTTTGCGCTTCGGTGAGAGAAGTAAGCTCCCCCTGGCTAACCTGATATTTCAGTTTTGCCAGTTCGGTATTCTGACCAGCCAGAGCGATTTGCTCTTTCTGCTGCTTAATGAGTTTGTCGTAAGTATCCGCTGTTTTTTCGGCTTCTGTTTTTCCACCTTTTGCTTTCGACTTGTTAGCCTGATTATTCCGCCACTCTTCTAAGCCATTGTTAATTAACTCCTGACGGCTGGTCTGGTAACGAGGGTCATTAGAAGCGAAGCCAAGATCATCAGCAGAATAACTTAATCGTAAGCGTTCTCTCTCCTCACCTTTACGGCGAGATAATTCAAGTTCACGCCTACTTTTTTCAATCGCATCCACCTGTTTAGTATTTAGGTCAGCCTGAGGTGACCTTAACGGAGAGTTAACCAGTCCCTGGCGAGACATAAGCAGTGCATTTCCCAACCCTAGCAGACGGTTAAACTCTGTATGCTGGCCGTTCATAATTAATAATGACTGATAGGCTGAATTCTGTTCTGCTGCCTGCTGACGTATAAGCGCAATACGACGATGCTCTACCCCCTCAAGAACCTCCTGAATAGACTGCGATTTAGCCTGCATCTGTGCCAGGCGTTCTTGCTCAATAGCTAAAGCATTAGTGGCATCAGAAAGACCTCGAGTGGCATCATCTATGCTCTTAAGATGGTTAACCATGTAACCTGCAACTGTAGGGCCAGGGTTAGCCAACATGTGCTGGTAACCGGAAATTTCTTCCCGTAACTGCCTAACCTTTTTTGCCTGCTCATCAATAAGCCGGTTTTGCTCGTCTAATGCCTGCCTGGTCTTGGCTTCATTATCTGAAGCCTCAGGTAATGACATGGTTTTTGTTTTAGAGCGTATCTGATCAATAGTATTTGCATAGTCTTGTGCGGATCGGCGAGCTTGCTCCTGATTCTGGTACATGGTGTACCATGCACCAGCTCCCAGCATAACCAAACCAGGAATCCCGCCAACCAACCCAAGAGCGCCCCCCATCAACCGAGAGCCTAATGATGTCACATTATTTAGGGCTTCCTGCGCTGCGGTCCTTGCCGAAATATTTCTGGTTAATGATGCTTGAGCATCAGATAACCTTTTCTCCGCTGCTGCCTGAGCATCAGTTCCCCTGGTAGCAATTAAAGCTTGTTGTGCCCGATACACAGCTGCACGAGCGCGAGCCGTGGATATTTGAGTACCTCTAACTTGCGCTTCAGCAAGCGCAATCTCACTCTTTGCTGCATTTAATAACCCTGATGTTGCTGAAAACGCTCCTGATGCCATGTCTCCAAACCAACGCGCTGCGCCAACAGCAACAAGAACACCTGCGGCAGTTGCAACTTCATCAATATTATCTGCAATCCCATTTAATGCGCCTGTCAATGTCCGGCTAACACCACTTGCTTCATTTGCGCCGCCAACCCAAGCCATAAAAGCGTTTTCAATTTTTGTTGTTGCCGCAGATACAGTCTGCGGCATTTCGTTGTATTCTTCACGAAGTGATCCGAGCTGGCTGATTAATGCCGGAACAACCTTGTCAGCAGTAAGTTGACCTGCATCAGCCATTGCTTTTAAGTCTTTCCTAGCGACCCCCATCCCAGAGGCAAGAGCCCTGATAACACGATCACCATTCTCATTAACTGAGTTAAATTCCTCACCACGTAAAACCCCCTGAGCTAGTGCCTGGCTGAATTGGGTAATAACAGAACTCGCCTCTGCTGTGCTTGCGCCAGAAAGCTTCAATCCGGTAGAAATAGCCTCAGTAACATTTAATACTTCTTCGGAGCTATAGCCGAATTCACGCATTGATGCAGCTGAGCGAGCAAACAGGTTTGCGTTATCTGAAAATGCGGTTCCTGTTCGCTGGCTAATATCCATCAGAGAGCGTTGTGACTGGTTGAAGTCATCAGTTGATTGCGAGGCCTGTTTCAATCGTGCATTAACCGAACTCCATTCATCCGCAAGGGATATCAGGTGCCCAGTGGCGTATGCACCAGCGAAAGCACCAGCAAGCCCCATCGCAGAGGATTTTGCAGAATTAAGTTGGTTCGTTACTTCTGCCAGAGCTCTCTGCGTCTCTCTTGATGCAGCGGCCGCCTGACGACCACCATTCTGCATGGTTTTGTAATAATCCTGCCCCATACGTGAAGCGCGAGAAATTTCTGTCTGGAAAGATTGTGAATTTGCGGATACTTTAATAATCAGTTCTCGCAAGGTGGCCATTATTCATTCTCCAGAAACAAAAAAACCGCCGAAGCGGTTTGTATTATTATTTTTCCCAGACTTTTCGTCGGGCTTCCTCAAGATATTCTTCATCGGTTTTTGTGGGATGATCACTTGATAACAAATCACTACCACAATGCTTGCATTTGATGGCTTCTTTTTTTATTAATTCAGCACAGAATGGGCATTTTTTCATACCATCAAATTCCAGCTTCTCTTTTTCTTCAAACTGTACATCTTTTTTAATAACTAAAGAGTGAACTAAGGCAACAATGAATAACAGAGCCCCATAAATCCACCACCCCAAAAAAGAGCGACCCTTGCTACTTGCAATCAATGCAGGTATTAGACCAATAACAATTGAAATAAGTAAGATTTCCATGACTTTCCCCTAAACATCATCAATGAGGTAAATCCTATTATCTTACTGAATAAATGTCACTGAGTTGCTGCTGTTAATGCAGCCTCAAGCCCTGCAAACGGATCCTTCGGTGCTGATTGTTCATCACCACCCCAGCGCAGGATCGCATCGTCCAGCGGTACTTTCGCCCCCTGTGAGCCGTAGATAGCAGAGACGATCTGAGCTGCCTGAATATCACCACGAATATCGCCGATGGGGCTTTGTCTGTCGAATTCAATCCACATCAGCAGCTCGCTTGCCGTCATGGTCTGCCGAAGCTCTGAGAGCGTGCGCCCCATGCGGAGCGCAAGCGCCATCAGAAACTTTACGCCGGGGGTTGCGACTTTTCCCGCGCTTCGTCCGCGCTGTTGATGAGGTCAAGCGCCTGTTTGAGAAGGCGTGAGTGAACGGGCCCGTAAATTTCACGAACCTGGTCTTCTTCATCGACGCTGAATACCGGTTGCTTGTTGGTATCGCAAAGGACATCAATGAACAACACCACGTCAGCACAAAGATTACGGTGTGCTTTTTCTGATACAGACACCTCGCCTTCTTCATCAGCGCCAGATTTTGCAATTTCCTGCCAGCGTAGCCACCCTTCGCCAGAAGGTTCCCGCAGAACAACCTTTACACCGCCCCATTCAGGGACCGTAATGATTTTATGACGAAAGCCTGACATCTTAGCCAGCGCCAGTTCTTTAAGACTCTTAGCCATTTTTTATCCCTGATTTAAGAAGATGAATTACGCTACCGTTACGACGCAGGTTGCTGAAGTAACTTTTCCCGCAGGCGTGGAAGCGTCGGTAACTTCACAAACGTAATCACCGGCATCACCCGCAGCAGCGTTTGCCTTATTGAACGTTGCTGTCGCCTGTCCACTAACCGCGCTGCCGCCTTTCTTCCAGACGTAGGAATAAGGTGCTGTTCCTCCAGCCGCTACAATCGTCAGTGACAAGGCCGCACCAGAGGTAACGGATTTGGTGTCAGGCAGATCGGTGGTAAGGCGCAGCGCGTTATCAATTTTCGTCGGCTTACCTTTCAGGCGTAGCGAGAACGTTGCGGCCACCACGCTGTTTGTCCCTGAAGACCAGGTGTGCTGACGAACTTCAGACAGGAACTGGAAGCCAATACCAGAGGGGAAGACAATCCGAAAACCATACGTGGTGTCGTTATCGTAAGCTTCACGCAGCGCATCCTGTGCCGGGTTAACATAAAAGTTACCGGACATAGAGATTTCTGACTGAGCGCCCAGGCCGTTGATGTTTTCCTGCTCGGTGGAGCACAGAGTGGTGACATCAATGTCCTGCTTCTGACCACCAGTAAACTGGACCTCTTTGATAGTACAGTGCAAATCCAGCCATGTTGCAGCACCAATCGTATCCAGTGTCGCTGGCGCAGAGGTGATCTGAATTTTTGTACCCTGCGATTTTTCATACAGTGAGGACATATTTGTCTCCTGAAAATAGAAAACCCGCCGTAGCGGGTTTGTGAGTTAATGGATTTGTCAGACAGTGACCTGAAATTCCAGCGTCGCCCGGTAATACCGGTTCTCTGGCTCATAACCAGGGGTTTTGCTTATATTGGTGGGATTGAGTGGCTTAACCACTTGAAGCGCTATATCACGAAGATTTCGCGCCTCTTTAAGAGTCAGTGAGTAAACGTCCACCTGGATTGATATCCCGGATTCGGCCTGACCGCAGAGAACGTCGGCGGTCACATCAGAAATAAGCGAAAAAATCACCCAGGGCGGCGATATCGAGGGCTGACCATCACTGCCGAGCGGCGCAACGTAGGGATAAACCTGCCCTCCGGCCAGCGGTTTCAGCAAAAGATAAAGGTCATCTTCCGTCATTTGCTCAGCACCTCATCAATAGCCTGATTCATGCGTTTCATGGCAACCTGCGCTGCAAGTTCTTCGCGGGTATCAAATGCAGGACGGACAAAAGGATGTGGGGGCATATTCACTGTGCCCATTTCGACAAATCGCCAGTAAAACGCGTTACGTCGATCGGAGGCTTTCATTGAATTATCGCTGTTACCCGTTCGCATGTTTCGACCACGAATATGAACACCGGAAGAGATATCACCGCGTTTTCTGGATCGCTGCGTCAGCACCACAACGTTTTTCTTCAGTTTACCGGTTCGCTCAGGCGCCCTTGCTATCACCTCGTCTTTCAGAACCTCAGCCCCAGCTCGAGTGGCATCACGCAGGACTTTGTTGTTTTCGGCGCGGCTCAGTAATTCCAGATCGCGGGAAATCGCTTCAAGGCCAGAAAAATCCAGACTGATATCAATCATTTTTCCGCTCCATTTTTACAGAGTATTTCCAGCCTGGTGGCTTTACTGTCGGGTATGGGAGGACCAATGATATTCAGTACCGCGCCTTTGAATGGCCCTGTCAGCACCTTTAATCTTGATGCAGCAGTCACATCACGCCGGAAACGGACCCACACCCGGATCGTTGCCTGCGCCGTTTCAGCGCCTGATTGCAACTGCTCCCTGCCACTGATCCCCAGCACTTCCGCCCAGATAGTTTTCCCCTCTTGCCACTCCTCAACCGGCTGGCCTGTCGTATCGCGAAAAGAAGCAAAGTTCAGGATAGTAACGCGATGGCGTAATCGACCTGCCTGCATAATCCCTCCTTATGTTCCCGGGTGCTTCCGGTGCGGCCCCAGGAGAGCCTGAACACCAAACGGCAATGTGCTTGTAATATTGCCAATATTTACCGGCTCTCTGTTCTCATACCAGTGGCTGACAAGAAGCATTAACGCCAGCTTGATATCGTCGCTGATGATGATGCCATCAGGGTCACTATCCGGGATGCTAGTATCGTATAGAGCCCTGTTTACAATTTTCTCAGCATGGGACTTTGCTGCACTGAGATATATCGCCAGTGTCTGATCTTCAGAAACATCATCGCTGTCTATCCGGCATTGCTGCCGTAATTCGGCAATAGACGGTTTCATTTGGCCTTCCCACGTTTTGTTTTCTCTGGCTCTGGCTCTGGCTCTGCAGGAACATGATCATCGCCATCACCAAATTTGATAATACCGAGTTCGGTAGCAATTTCCTCAGCGCGGACAGGTAGCTCACCGTCCGAATACACCCCAGCGGGAATGGATTCGACAATACAACCATCTGGGGACCACTTAAGTTCACGCAGTAATTCAGGCATATATCACCTCGAAAATCGGGGCCGAAGCCCCAGAGAATTAAGCGCCAGTGCCGATCTGCAGCAGTTTAATGGCCTGAGAATCCACCAGCATTCCCCCGGTGCGTTTGGTGGTATAGAAACCAACGAATGGTTTTTTGGTGTAGGGGTCACGAAGAATACGGGTGCCAATGCGGTCAACAATGGTGTAACCACGCTTGAAATTGCCAAATGCAATTGCTTTAGCGTCAGCAGCGATATCCGGCATCTGTTCGTTCTCTGCCACACCATAACCAACCAGAGATGAAGGCTGACCCAGTTCCAGACCTGGACGCCACAGGTAGTTGCCTTCTGAATCTTTCAGGATTCGGATAGCAAACAGGCTGTTGTTGTTCATCATGAACTTCGCGCCATTGCGATGCACTTTGCGCAGCGTGTAGACCAGTTTGATGATCGCATCAGCCGTTACACCCGTCGCAGCGCCAGAGAGAATGTGCTGGAGAGTACCAAATGCACGAGTCTTGTCCGGATCAAGCGTGGAGGCGTATGCCAGAAAACCTTTCGGCTTCTTCGTCCCGTTCCCGCTGGTAAAGGCGATTTCTTCCTGCTCTGCAAATTCAATTGCCAGTTCGCTGTTGATCCAGTCTTCGACGTTGAAGAAAGCATCGTCCAGCATGGTTTGAGTGGCCTGCGGGTTACCGTAAATTTCCCCCATGAACGGCTCAATCTGGCCGAGCTTAGACGCATCGGTTTCCGGGCGGGCATCCGTTTCACCAACCCATCCCGAAGCCGTACCGCCGAGATTAACCAGTTTTTTATAGTTAGCGCCGCCGACTGTAATGGTTGTCGCTTCCTGGCGCATCACCACTTCATCTTTCAGAAGATTAAGGATCGTGCGATCCAGCTCTTCCGGCACAGCATAACCACCATCTTCATCCACACCAACCTGCAGAGCTTTGCGTTCAAGTTCGCGGAGCCCGTCATCTTTACCTTTACGCATAAAACCAATGAAGGCGGTTTTATGTTCGCTTGCGGCTTTGCTCTGAGAACCACCGGCTGGACGTTTAACCTGCTTCAGTTCCTCTTCCAGCGCAGATTTAAGTTCATCCAGTTCAGACAACTTGCCGTTTAAGGTTTCAACCTCT